CGATGTTTTGACTGAATTTGGATATGGTCCAGGCATCTAAATATTTCTACATTATAATACTATGTATATTAGATGGGTCAAAGTATAAAGTCAATTTATAAACCATCACATCCTGAAAAATACCTTGGCAATTCAAACAATATTATTTGTAGAAGTTCTTGGGAAAGACAGTTTTGTCGATATTGTGACACCAATCCCAGTATAGTAAAATGGGCGAGTGAAGAACTAGCAATAAGGTACATTTCGCCAGTTGATGGAAGACCACATAGATACTATCCAGACTTTTTGATTGAAGTGAAAGAAAAGAGTGGTAAACTAAAAAAGTATGTAATTGAAATTAAACCCAAGAAACAAACACTACCACCAGTCAAAAAGAAAAGAGTGACTAAAGGGTTTATTGCAGAAGCAAAGACTTATGCAGTCAATCAGGCAAAATGGAAGGCAGCAGTTGATTTTTGTAAGGATAATTTAATTGAGTTTAAGATTATTACTGAAGATGAACTCTATCACTGGAAGAAATGAATAGATTTAAAGAAGAGGATGAAAATAGGATCTCAAGTATGACAGATCCTGATGACATGATGTTAGAAATCATGGAAATTCTAACCGATGTAGAAGTCATTCCTGATGTTGGTAAGTATTACACATTCATCTATCGGGCAAAAACCCCGAGAGTTGAATATGACCAGTTTCCTTTGATTGCTTGTGTTGGTGTCTTTGAATGGGGGTTTAGAGGACTTAATTATCATTGGGGTGATTTTAGGAATTATACTTGGGAAGAATCAGATACTCTTCGTGTAGTTGACCCTATGGAACTTAGAACACTTCGTGCTATTCCTTATCAAAGTTTCAGAATAAATAACTAAACGGGTTAGTAACCATTATTAGGAGAAATAAAATAGTGGCAAGTAAAGGTACTTCAGGTTGGGAGAGTTTGGGTGGAAATGATCCAACAAAGTATCAGGCAACCTTCGACTATGATAATGGCACTATCGGATCTAATGGTAAGCAAAACAAAAGTAAGATTTCTGTCATAACCAATAGATCAAATGGAAATTACGATGTTTATAAAAAAACTCTTTTTGGTGACAAGTTAATATATCAATACAATGCGTCAACTAACAAACCTACAATAGTAAATAAAACAGATTTTCAAAACTTTTTTGTAGGAGTAAATGGTCAGCAATATACAAACTTAACAGGTGGCGTAAAACAAGCAACTTTAAATTTAGCAGAAGAGAATCTCTCTGGTAGTACCTCAAGAAAAGAATATCAGGAATTACAACAACAACCTGGTTATAAGTCACTTTCAAATACTGAAGAACCCTCGGCCGTTGTTGAACTTGAAGTAGTACCTTTAAGTGGTGGTGAAGAACAAGGATCGGGTAGTAGTTCAGTTGATAATGGAGTTTTTACTGGCGGTGATAGTACAGGATTTTTAGCACCTGATGGGTTTTCTAGTGGTTTGACTTTTACAGACTTTGGATCATTAGATGGTGATGCATTTTTAGGAACAGCAGATGATGCACTTCCTTTTGAAGCAGGTTTTACTAGTGTACTTGATTTAGACAATCCTTATTACAACCCAAACGAGGGTGAAAATAGTAAATTAATACTAAAATATCCAGAAGCAGACCTCACATCCTTTGGATACGATTATATTCAAATTGTTGGTCACAAATATAAAACCAATCCTTTCCTTACAGATAAGATAGTTGACGGCAATTATGTTGCACCAAAACTTAATAATTACACAAGCACTAACGGAAAGGGTATTTTTGGTAAATTAGGGCGTATTATGGGAACAATACAGTTACCGATGCAACCCAATTTAAGTGAATCCAGTTCTGTTGATTGGAATCAAGATGAGATCAATCAAATTCAAAAAATAGGAGCCGGTCTTGCAGCTCAGGGAATTACTAATATTAGAAACTCCGCCACCGGGGGCGATTTCGGAGCCGCGTTGGGTAATCTACTAGGTGGTGCAGGTAGAGCAGTACAAGAACTTATCAGGACTCCAGGATTAGGTCCATTCATTACTGCATATTTTGCAGGTCAAGCAGTTGGGGCTAATGTGGTAGGAAGATCTACCGGTCAGGTTTTAAATAAGAATCTCGAACTACTGTTTAAAGGCCCAAAATTAAGACAATTTAGTTTTAATTTCACATTTACACCAAGATCTGATACTGAAGCAGCAACCGTCAAAGAAATTATACGGTTCTTCAAAAGGTCAATGGCACCTCAAGTAGCACCGGAAAGACTTTTTCTGTATACACCCGATATCTTTCAATTAGAGTATATACATAATAGTGGGGGACCTCATCCATATCTGAATCGCTTTAAACCTTGTGCTCTCACTAACTTTAGTGCTAATTACACACCAGGTAATAGTTACATGACATATAAAGATGGTTCAATGACACAATACCAGGTTGCTATGACATTTAGTGAACTTGAACCAATATATCAAAACGACCACGATGGAGTAGGAGGCACTGGTTACTAATGGCCAAACCATATTTTAGATATATTCCAGATTTTGAATATGTAGATAGAACTTCTAGTGGTCAGAAAATCTCTGATTACACCGAAGTCAAAAATTTATTCAAAAGGGCAAAGATACGAGAAGATATCCTAAACAATCTAGGTTTCTTTACAAAATACCAGGTTATTGGTGACGATAGACCTGATAATGTTGCAGAAAAGGTTTATGGTGATTCCAACCTCGATTGGTTGGTGATGTTGTGTAATAATATTATCCATTTTGAAGATGAATGGCCGATGGCTCAGGAATCATTCAATAACTACTTAATCAATAAGTATGGTTCATATGAAAATGCATATGCCACAAAACACTATGTTACAAGTCAAGTAAAAGATAGTCAAAATACAGTTATTGTTCCACAGGGTGTTATTGTTCCTAGTGACTATAGTGTTACATTTTACGATGAGGGTCTAGATCAGACTATTACTCGTCAGGGTGCATATCCTGTATCAAACTATGAATATGAAGTATCAGACCAAAATAAGAAAAGAAATATATTCGTAATTAAACCATTCTATCTTGCTTTGATTATTGACGATCTTGAAGCAGTAATGCCTTATGGTAAGGGTTCTTCGCAGTATGTATCTCCTGGTCTGGTAAGAGGAGAGAATATTAGACTATTCCAGTAATAAAAAAAAGTAATAGGGCCATTTTTCCCCGGAGTTTTTTTGTCGGCCTTTTTGGAATCAAGGCCGCAATTTCGTTTTGACATAAAAAAAGGGTCGTAACCTAAGTTACAACCCCATTAGAATTATATGTTATGGTTCAAGACTCGGCCAATTTTGAGAAATAGCTAAGAGGATCATCGTCATCAGTAGAGGATGTTGGTTCAACATTCTTTGATGCTTGGTAAGAGTCCTCAAGTTTTTGCATGACTTGCTCTTCACTAACAGCGCGTTGTTCAGTTGCTGCATAGTTATCATACTCGGTCTCCTGTGCTTCTTGACGTGCTTGGGTTTTACTACCTAGAACCATGTCTAGACGCTTCTTCAATTCATCATAAGATTTGAATTGATCTGCCGCAGTAAGAGCAGTCAATGAATACTGCTTCTTCCAGATTGCTTCCATCGCATCGTCATCATCCAGAAGAGGAGAGACACGATCAAACTCACTAGAGTCATAGTTCCAGTAACCTGCAACTTTCTTCAGTTTCAGTTTAAAGTTAGCACCCTGCCAGAAGTCAAAGGGATTGATTGGAGTCTCATCCTCAAACTCAGGTTGCATTGCTTCCATGATCTTATCAAAGATCTTCTTACCAAACTTATACAGGAAGACTTTGCCTTCATTCTGTGGATTGGCTTTGTCCTGGACAACATAGATGTTGGCGTAGAAGGACAGTTTACGTTTCTGTTTACGTACAGTATCTTTATCACTCTCATTACCAGTGTTCCACAACTCACGGTTGAGTTCACCGATAGGATCCTTACCACCAATGGTAGTCAGAGAGTTCTCAATGTACCACCCACCAGGTCCCTGGAAGGCGTGAGAGAACAACTTCACCCATGGTAGATCTTCACCGTCTGGAGCGGGAAGGAATCTAATTACAGCATAACCGTTACCGGTCTTATCCATTTCTGGTTTCCAGATGCGTTCATCCGGACCCCCACCTTTATTTTCCATCTTCTCGACTTCCTTCACCAGTTTGGAAGTCAGATTCCCTAGGGAACTTTGCTTTTTAAGGTCTGAAAAACCCATTTGTACCTCGTATTAAATGTATTTGGCTTGTGTCCCAGACTTGGGTGGGGTGTCTTGGGGACCCCTCTACCATACGACCCTCAAGAGGGGTTGTCAAGTGATTTTTTCATGTTCTCAATGATGTTAGTCATATTTGAAAACACATATGTCAGATCTACATCAGGAGGAAACCCAAGTTGCACTGCAGAAGTCATGATATTATCTTTCATATCTTTTGCTTGTGGGTCATCAGATAAACTCATTCTGGCATAAAGAATTTGTTGTTTCTTCAACAACTCTTCTAGCATTTCAATGTGTTCAAGTTTATCTTGATCATCCATCGATGCAAAGGTAAAAACTTTTGTATAAAATTCTTCCTGGAGTTCAGCAATTCTTTTCATTTCTTCTTGAACTAGTTCTGACTCAAAGAAACTCATTCTCCTTCCACAACTTCAGTTTCAGATGTTTCGGTTGGAGCATTCTGTTCTTCAATCTGTTCCAGAACTTCGATTGCACCAATAAGTTTCAGGTACATCTCTCTAGTAGTTTCAAGTCCTTGTTCTACTTCAACTCGTTGTTTCCGTAGGTTCTCAAGTACGGTAGCATTGTCAAGAGCCATGGATTATTATCTCCTTTAAAATTGATTTGAATTTAAATACATCAATATGTATAAAAGAATTATACTTATTGATTCTCATCGATAAGAATTTCCACACAGGGTCAGAAAGTTTCTTATCAAAATTATCTTTGAATCCGATTATCTTATTCAAGATAACCATTGTCTCCAATGAAATGTTTTTTGACAGATGTTCTTTGATGATTTGAGGGTGTCGAGTCCCGTCAATCTTAAACATAACATCAAAGTCTTTATCTGTAAAGACATCTTCTATCTCAGTCTTGAACGTATAAGATAGTGATTGAAGACGTTTCTTCCACTCGGTGTAATTTTGCTCTCCGTTTCTGACGATCTCACCAATCCACAAAGACTGAGGATCGTCACAAGAAACAAAATTAGATACAAAGAATTCAACAACTTGACTATCATCTTTTTGTCTACTCAACTTTTCAAAAAAGAACCGATCACGTCTCTTATAGAAAGATTGTAGAGATGCTCTAGACTTACCACCATAACGATGGTAGTCGTAGTTAGATTTTGTAAAGTGATTTTTCAATCCAAGGTATGCCTTGTATGTATCAAAGGGTGTCACTTTAGGTATCATATAGGAAGTTTGGCATGAGATGTTTTCTTGAGAAGATTCAATTGCATTGCCTCTGCTTTCAATCTTTCTTTAAGAGGTTTCGAAATCAGTTTAGGAATAGATTCAATATCTAGACTATTTTTTTCACAAAAATATACAATTGCATCAACGTATTTCATTCCATTACCGTTTTTGACAATGGCTTCAATCTCTTCTGCAAAAGTTCGACTACTATAGAATTTCTTTTCTATAATTTTATCGACACTTAGTTCTTCAGGACTTTGCATATTCTCTGAGTTTAGATTCCACAAATTCGTGGATGTACTGGATAAGTAACTTAATATACTTGGACTTATCGTATTCTTCATAGACTTCTACCTCCCCATTTTCACAGGTCATAATGATTACAAATTTTTTAACGATGAGACCCTTCATCTCATACAACATACAAGCA